TGAAGGACAACCTTCACAATATTACGTACAAAGATTTATTGATAAGGTAACAATAACTTTATATTTAACACCAGGATCTTCTCAAGCTGGTGATAAAATTAATTATTATTTTGTAAAAAGAATACAAGATATTGGTGACTATACAAACGCAACAGATGTTCCATATAGATTTGTTCCTTGTATGGTATCTGGATTAGCTTTTTATTTAGCACAAAAATTTAAACCTGAACTATCACAACAAATGAAACTATATTATGAAGATGAATTACAAAGAGCATTAGCAGAAGATGGTTCTTCTTCAAGTTCATTTATAACCCCGAAAACTTATTATCCAAATGTCTAATTTTGCAAAAGGTAAACACGCTAAATTTATATCTGATAGATCAGGAATGGCTTTTCCATACAAAGAAATGGTTAAAGAATGGAACGGCTCTAGAGTTCACATATCAGAGTTTGAACCAAAGCAACCACAACTACAACCAAAACCACATGGCGCTGATCCTGAGGGTTTGCCAATGGCAAAACCTGCTAGAACAGAGCCAGCCACAGAGCGTTTATTACCTGGTAATCCATTTAATATTACATCAGGAAGCACCACTATTACTGTCACAGAACCAAGTCACGGAAGATCTACTTCTGACACCGTTGTTTTTAGAAACGTGGATGGATCACCTGGAGGCGTTGCTTTTACAGCATTTGAAAATTCTTCAGGATTTAGTATAACAGTGACAGGAACAGATAATTATACGTTTACATTAGGATCGACTCCTACGGTAACGGAAAGAGCAGGAGGAATGTCAGTGACCGCAGGTCCAGTTACATTAACACCATAATGGCAGGAATTAGTTATAGCACTTTAGTTACACAAATTAGAAACTACACAGAAGTAGATTCTAATGTTTTAACTGCTGATCAGTTAGAGAACATTATTTTAAATGCACAATACAGAATTATGCGTGATGTTCCTATTGATGCAGATAGAAAACAACAATCTGGTAATTTAGTTACAGGTCAAGAAACAATAAATGCTCCAGGAGGATGTTTGTTTATTAGAGCTATACAAGTTTATGATTCAACTTCAGCCATAACAGGAGCTAATAGATTTTTAGAAAAGAAAGATGTTACTTATTTACAAGAATATGTGCCATCAACAGAGTCTTCAGCAAGGGGACAACCTAAATATTATGCTATGTTTGGAGGGGCTACTGGAGACGGAGATACAAATTCAGGTAGGATAATGTTTGCTCCTGTGCCTGACACTACATATAAATTTAGGGTTCATTTCAATAAAATGCCAGCCACTTTGGCGTCTGATAATCAGAGTAACTATATTAGCTTAAACTTCCCTAACGGCCTATTATATTGCTGTTTGGCAGAGACATACGCTTTCTTAAAAGGTCCACAAGATATGTTGACACTATACGAAAATAAGTATAAACAAGAGCTAGACAAGTTTGGTGTAGAGCAAATCGGCAGAAGAAGAAGAGATGACTACACAGATGGCACTGTTAGAATAACTGTTCCATCAACAAACCCGTAAAAATTAGGAGTTAAATTATGGCAATAACATCAGCAATCTGTAATAGTTTCAAAACTGAAATCTTAACAGGCACTCACAACTTTTCTGCTTCAGGTGGAAACACATTTAACTTAGCATTGTACACAAGTGATGCATCCTTAGGTGCTAGCACAACTGCATACACAACTTCAAACGAAGTTTCTGGTTCTGGCTACACTGCAAAAGGAAACGCACTTACGAGTGTAGATCCTGCTTTATCTGGATCAACAGCTGTATGTGATTTCGCTGACACAAGTTTTACATCTGCTTCTTTCACAGCAAGAGGATGTTTAATTTTCAATGACTCAGCATCAGGTGATCCAGCAGTTTGTGCAATCGATTTTGGTTCTGACAAAACTGTAACAAGCGGAACGTTTACAATTCAGTTTCCAACAGCAGACGCATCAAACGCGATCATTAGAATAGCGTAAGGAGGGTTAACGGATGTCCGTTACTCGAACCTTTACAGTAACGGTGGTTGGTGGTAACCCATCTAATCATCCGTACCACAACTTTGGTTCTTCTAATAAGTATGCAATTAACGGTTCAACTGCGACTGCAGATGTAACTTTATACATTGCTGAATCTGGAACATATAAATTTGATCAATCAGATAGCTCTAATAGTGGTCACCCTTTAAGATTTTCTACAACTGCAAATGGCACTCATTCTGGAGGCACGGAGTACACTACCGGTGTAACTACAAATGGAACTCCAGGACAATCTGGAGCGTACACTCAAATTACAGTCGCTAGCGACGCGCCAACTTTATACTATTACTGCACAAATCACTCTGGAATGGGATGGACTGCAAATACTCCAACTGCAAATACTTGGAGTATGTTTACTTGGGGTCAAAATACTTGGGGTGAACAAGATGGTGTTACAGTTTCAGTTACAGGACAATCAGCAACTTCTTCTGTAGGTGACGGTGAAAACATGGGCGTGCCTCAAACAGGATGGGGTGGAACTAATTGGAGTAATGGTGAATGGGGTCAAGTTAATGACAATAGTGCAGTTCTTTCAGGTTTTGGATTAACAGCATCTTTAAACGCAGACGGATTATTATCTTTTGCAAATACTGGTTGGGGTAGAAATACTTGGAATGATGGACCATACGGAGATAGTAATGACCCTGTAGCAACCTTAACTGGATTTGGTCTAACTTCATCTGTCGGTGACGGAACTAACATGGGTGTTCCTCAAACAGGATGGGGCGGTCGAACATATGGTGAAGGTGAATGGGGAGCAGTAAATGATCAAGGTGTAGAATTAACCGGTCTATCAATGACATCTTCTATTGGAACTGTAGAAGCTTACAATGAAATTGGTTGGGGCCGTGACGGTTGGGGTGAAGAAGCTTATGGTAGAGCAAATGATGCCCACGCAGAATTAACAGGTTTTGGATTACAAAGTAATTTAGGTAATAGCACTTGGGGTGCAAAAGGTTGGGGTAATAATTCTTGGGGTCTATTTACATTAGATGATGTTGCAAGTGTAATGGGATTAACAGGAATTTCTGCAACAGGATCTCTTGGAACGTTAGGACTTCAAATTGATGCTACATTTAGTTTAACAGGAGTTTCTGCAACTTCTTCTTTAGGATCAGTTGATGCAGCAGACGTAATAACGCCAACAGGTCAATCTGCAACTTCTTCTGTAGGATCACCAACAATAGAATTTACTTATGCAATAACAGGTGTTTCTGCAACTGTTTCATTAGGATCGACAGACGAAAACTCAAATCCTATAGTAATACCAACAGGACAATCAATGACTTCCAGCACAGGTTCTTTAGCACCTGCTGATATTATGGGCTTGACTGGATTGTCTGCAACGTTTAGTATAGGGTCACCAACAGTTATAACAAGCTTAGATTTAGCTTTAACTGGACAATCAGCGACGTCAAATGTAGCTGCTTTTGGAACTGCTTCAGGCTTTGGAATTCAAGCGTATCAAAGTATTGACACAGGTTCAAATACTAGCTATACAGATGTTGCGTAAGCAAAATTAGGAGATAAAAAATGGCTTCAACATATACACCTTTAGGGGTAGAACTTCAGGCAACCGGTGAAAACGCAGGTACATGGGGTACAAAAACTAATACAAATTTACAAATAATCGAACAAATTTCTGGCGGATTTACACAACAATCAATAGCAGGTGGTGCACAGACTACAACGTTATCAGTATCTGATGGATCAACTGGAGCAGTTTTATCTCACAGAATGATTGAGTTCACAGGTACAATTACAGGAAACCAAATT